CCGTAAATGGCGGCCATCAGGATGAAAAGGGCGAAGGACACGCACTCCCCAAACGGCCGATCGTCCACATACCGACGCACCAGCCCGAGGGCCTCGCCCGGAGGCGTGCCGCCGCCGATCAAGCCGAGGCGCATGGTTTCCCTGATGTCGTCGATGCGCCAGGTGCCGGCCTGCAGGCGGGCCATGATTTCCATCGGGCCGGCCGCGCACTTTTCCTGCAGTTCGCGGATCTGGCCGATGGCGAGGCGGAAGCGCCGTTCATCACCGGCCCAGTCGAAGATGATCGAGGCGTCCCGGCTCATCAGGCAGCCGCCACCCAGGACAGGGCGCCGTCAGTGACCAACGTCACGCTGACCTGCGCCTTTTCGCCAAGCGCCACTTTAAGTTCGAAGTCTGACAGGTGCATAGACCCAGCGAAGTAACCGCCGCCCTGCGCCCCAGTGCCGGAGACCTCGACACGAACGTTCTTGGCTGTGGACGCCAAAGCCCAGGCGCGCCAGGTCGCAAGCGACTCCATCGCCATGACGCCGCTACTGCTGATCTCGCCCGAAATGGTCTTGACCTCGCGGCCGATCCACGACGCCGCGTCCGGATCGTCGCAATCCGGAAGCGTCGTGTCGACCACGTCCTTTGAGATTTTCAGCGATTTGTCGGTGAAACCGCACGGGGTCGCGAAGACTTCCGGCGAAGCGCCATTGCCTACATAGACCTTGATCTGTCCAAACTTCCGGGTCGTCGGGGCTGCCATTGTCGATCTCCTTTAGGCCGGGTCGGCAAGCGCCCGGAAAGTCATCACCCCGTGGGTAGTCTTGCCATCAGGGTCGTTCATAAGCCGCGTCGACTGGTGGCGAATTTCCACCAGCCGCCAAAACGGCAACCTCAATTCCTGTTCGTGGATGGCGCCGCGGACAGCGGCAGCGATGTTGGCCGCTTCCGGCTTTCCTGCCGTGCGAGACCAGACGTGCAACGTGGCGTAAACCTCGACGCCGCCAACGTATTCCGCATCGTCGTCAATGACCTGCATTTCCCCTATGGACACATACGGGAAGTCAGTCGACTGCGGTACCTGATCGTAAATTCGCCCACCGGCCACGGTTGAGGCCTTCAGGGCTCCAACAATGGCGCCCTGAAGCTCAAGCCCTGGATCCGTCATTGCGCGGCTACCTGCTTGGCGGCTTTATTGATGGCGCGAGAGACGCTCGATTTCGACTTCTTGCGCATCGCTCGCCATGGGCCATAAAAAAACGGACGCGGCGACGTGCCGGGATGCTTGGTGCCGACAGCCCATCCGCCTTGGTCACGCGGCGCCGTGCCGAACTCGACCCAGCGCGCATAATATCCTTCAACGTCGCCGGCCGTGATGGTCACCGTCAGGTCAGGATCGCCCCTGATCGTCAGTGACCCGCCGCCTCCTGATGCCAGGTTTGCGGACGATGCCAGCTTCACGTCGCCCCATTCCGCTCGGATGGAGTCGCGGAGGTCGCCAGAGTCAACCGGGACTAACCGCTTCTGCATCGCCACGATCTGATCCGAGTTCGCCTTCAGGGCTCCCTTGATCGCCTGCCGCGCTGCCGCCGGCATCGCTTTCAGCTTCGCTAGCACTTTCTCGCGGCCGATCAATTCCGTCGCCATCCACCAGCACTCCTGCGGCTTTCGCGGCTGCGGCGTGAGCGGTCGGGATCAGCCCCGACCACCCGCCCGAATAGGCAATCACGACGCCATTCGACGGCCGATAGTCAAATGACGAGGCGAAGCGAACGCGAGGCATCACGCGCTCGTGCCGATGATGACGATGTCATAGGTCACGGACGTGCCCGAGCTGCTGTTCGCGACAAGCAGGATGTCGCCCGTGCTCGCAGTCACCGTCGCGCCGGTTGCAGGGGCCACCCACATGAAAACGCCACCGGGCTTCACAAGGATCTTGTCGGTGGCGTCCGAGAAAATGCCAAGCAGCGTGTTAGACGCAGCGCCGCCGACCACGACGTTGTTCGTGTTCGCCGAAGAGGCTTTCACGTAGATCGCCTTGATGGTCACGAACGTCAGCGTCGCGCCAAGCGGATCGACAAGGCTGCCGGCAAGATCGAGATTTTCAGTAGCCGACGCGGCAAGGGTGCGCGTGTCCATGAAAATCAGATCAGCATTGCCCGACGACGTGCCGGGGGTCAGCGTGATTTCTGTCTTCGGCAGCGAATTGAAATCCGCTGCCACGCTGGCAAGATCGTTCGTTCCGGCGTAGGTGCCGCGCACCCAAGCGGTAATCACTGCGTTGAGGCTGCTCACAGCGCGACTCCTTCTTCTATGACCATCTCGATTTCATGACCGTCCGGGGTCGGAACGATCGACCGAATATTTGCCTTCCGGCCCGCATAAGGCCCTTCGGCGAATACGATGGTGTCGGCCGCAGTAATGTCCTGAGACCCAGGCCATGACCGCACCGTCACCGTTCCTGTAAACGTCGACTCTTGCCGTCCGCTCGCCACTGTCTCCCGTCCAAAGCGAGGCAGAAACGCGGCTCGAACCGTTACGATCGGCACCCAATCTCGGACAGGGTTTCCGAACCCATCGATCGGAGTTTCCCCGCGGCGTTCGAACCGCACGGAGTGTCGATAGTCGCCAGCGGAAAGCATCAGACGTGCATCGCCTTAAACGGAGACATCAGCCGATCAAACGTCGCCGACGTGTCAACCTTCGTTTTTGTCCCGCCGACCATGGAGGCCCGCATCTCGAAAAGATCCGTGACCATGATTTTTGCGGCGGCCATAACCGCGGCCGGGATGACACCGTCTCCGGCCACATACCGCACCCGCACGGCACCGGCCTGCGTTGCAGGCGTCGGCCACGTTGCGCCAGAAACCAGAGACAGCACGTCGCCTTCGCATACGTAGTTGGCGCTAGAAATGGTCTGCTCTGTCCCTGACGAGTCCAGATATTTGACCGACGTGATGGACTGCACCGGGCCGTGGAACAATCGGATTGGATCACAGAACGTATCCGTTCGAAGCTCCAAGGTTTGAGAATTAAACGACCGCCCGAACTGCCCGCTCGCCCCATCAATATGACTGCATGCGGCATCGACAAGCGTCTGAATATAGGCGTCCTGGCTGGTCCACGTGACGTTTAGCTGCGCCTTTGCATCCGCCAAAGTGAGGAACGAACTCGGAGGCGAGATCACAAGGATTGTCATCCGAGCCTCGACAGCAAGGGATACAGGTCGCAGGCCACCCGAGACCCGTCCGCATTGGTCAACGTCAGAATGCCGTCATCATCGATGTCAGCCGCCACCAGAGCCGCGCCGGGAGGCCCGGCGGGGCCACGCTCGCCTTGCGCCCCACGCTCGCCAGGGGCGCCCCTGGAGCCCTTGGAAGCAATCAGTTTCCACCCTTCGCCAGGGCACCCGCCCGGGTCATCGCGGACGGCGACGAAGCCCGACCCGCCAAGCATGACCACGTCCATGGCCCCGTAAACTTCAGTCTGAGACCACGGCCCACGGTGGACGAAACTGCGCCCATCCGTTCCGTTGCGTCCCGCACTGGCAATGATTTGCCAGTCCGCATGAGGCGGCTGATGGCCCGTGTCGCGCAATGCCTGCCAGGACGACCCGTTCAGATGAACCACGTCTCCCTCATAGTGGACGCGATCTTCCCAATTCCGCACGATCGGCAATTTGCCGGCCGGGCCTTCCGGGCCGCGCTCACCGGGAGCGCCGTCCTTGCCGTCAATTCCATCCCGCCCGCGCTCTCCAGGGGCGCCATCTCGCCCCGGCGCGCCGTCCACGCCATTGCGGCCCGGCATTCCATCGGCGCCACGCTCGCCGGCAGCGCCATCCCGCCCGTTGCTGCCGTCGCGGCCCGCTGCCCCGTCGAGCCCGTCACGTCCAGGCGCGCCATCTACACCGTCCCGCACAAAGGCAATCCGCGCCTCGACCTGCTGAAGACGGACTTCCGCTTCCGCTATTTTGGCCGATGCTTGCGCAACGACGGCACTGGCCTGCTCTTTCAAGAGCGCCAGTTCCCCCGTTGCCCGCTGCACGATGGCCCCAAGCGCGCGTTCCAGCGCTTCAGTGTAGGCCTGCATACCTGTGGACTCGTGCAACGATGTCATCGACCGCGTAGGGCTGGGCTGCATTGGCATCCTCTCGCGGCTGCGGGTCGGAAGGCGGCGGGTCCGGCTGCGGAGCGGGGGCGGGCGACGGCGGCTGCATAGACATGCCGTAGCTTAACGGTACGACCTGCTGTTGCACGCGCGGTTCCACACCGGCCCCGTTTGGCGCCGCTGGCAAATCCTCGCTCGCGCGGGCTTCATCCGGGCTGTAGATGCCGGAAATCACGCCCCGCGAAAGAGCTTCAATCCGATCCTTGAACGCCGAGCGCATGAGCGCATTGGTATCAAGTTCGAGATATTCGTCAGGGTATCCAGACAGGCCAAAAAGAAGCCCGAAGGCTTCTTCAATATGGTTCAGCGCAAAGCCAAGGCCTGACGATTTCCAGGCAGCCATAAGGGCTTCAGTCGACGCGAAAGGCGTGCCGCCAATGCCGAGAACCTGAAGCGGAATGCGAAAGGCAAGAGCGATCGCCTGATCGCTCAGCTTAAGCATCTCAACTAGATGCTCATCTGCCGCCGTGATTGGCGACGCCTTGGCTTTGAGCCCGGATGAAAGGATGGGCGTCCGGCCTGAATTGGCGCCCGTCGTCTGTTCCTCCCACCGCGCGCGCAGGTCCTGCGACTGCTGCGGCGTCAGTTGCATGTCGGTTTCCAGCACCCAAGATGGCTTGGACTGGTTTATGTAATATGCAACTTGCTGATTGAGCGCGACGCCAGATAGGGACCGTTCCGCCAGCGTCGCCAAGATCGGGCTTTCGCCTCGCAGCGGGTGGCGCGGCGTATGCAGGCGAACATGAAGCACATCGCGCGCGGGAACCGGGCCCGATAGGTCAAACCGAAGTTCGGCCACATCGTTGCCGCTAAGGTCGTAGAAAATCTCTCCAGTCGTCGATAGGCGGGCAGAGCCCCAACGCATCAGATGGATTTCAGCGATTTCGAAACGCGAATTTCGGATGCACAGCGCAAAGGCCTCGCCATCTGAATAAAGCCGGCGCGTCAGATTGAGCAGGAAATCCGAAATCGACTGGTAGTCGTTCGGTCGCTTCATGACGCGCGATAGGGCCGATGTGATGACCCGCTCGCGTCCGCCATTTGGCAGCTTGCGCCAGTGGTCGCCCGGGCACATTGCAACCGTCTGCGCATAGGCCCCGATGCAGGCCTCCACCATGGCAGATCCTTCACCGAGCCGCTGAACGCTCTCGCCCATCTGCCACCAGTTCAGGGCGCTGCCGGACACAAGCCAGCCACCATCAACGCGATAGGGGCCTGTGCGCCAAGCGCCTTCAGTAGCTTTTCGGAGCCATCCGCGGACGGTCGCGAGTGCGCCCATGGTCAGCGCTTCGCCTTCATGACCCGCGTCTTATATTGCCGCTTCTGCGGCTCTTCCGTCTGCTTCTCGCCGTCAGCATCGGCAAGATCGACCATCTCATCCGGGTCGACGTTCCGCGTCATCGGGCAGTCAGCGGAGCGCATAGCAACCAGACCGCGTTCGTGGATCAGCCGACCATCCTCCGACACAGAGACCTCCGCAGGGTGGACGACATCGCCAGTTTCAAGGACATACCATGCTTCACGTTCGGCCATGAACCACCTTAAGAGGCTGCAACAACAGAGATTTTCGAACCGGCCGTAACCTCGATATCAAGAGGCATGTCGGCAGGCCACTTCAGATTGGACGTGGTCGCGGTCGGGTTCGATCCGACCAAATAGTGGAATGCGGCACTACCGATGACCCGAATATAGGCCGTCGATGCGTTGAAGGCCGATGACTGCGTTGCCGTCGTGAAGGTGACGGTCTGATCGGCCACGCCCGGCTCTGACGGAACGGGCATTTCCCGCTTCGCCTCATCAACGCCGATCCGGCGATATTCACGAATCCAAAGGGTCGCCATAGATCAGAACTCCCAAGAGAGAGACCGGCGGGAAACCGCCGGCCTGGGATCACTTGCGGTCGTCGACCATGACGATGAAAGTTCCGGTCTTGGTGGCGCCGCCGGACGCAATGACGACCTTCACGCGGTCGCGGGACAGCGCGATCTTGTCGTTGACCGCGGTGCCGCCCGACGCATAGAGCGAGGCGACGCCGGCCGTCGTGTGGGTCGGCTGGCGAGGCGCCCGAATTGCCGCGGCATTCACATCGTTTTCCGCCCACAGCGTCCGGCCGTAGGCCTCAGCGGTAATCGTGAAGTCGACGCCATCGGCAAAGTCGGTCTTCACATACTGGATGTCCTGGATATAGCCGGACAGGTACGGAGAATAGGCGGTAGCGGAACCATCGGAAGCAGTGGTGACCGCGATTGCATAGCGACGCAGCATGGCTTGGGTCTTTCCTGAAGATCGGCTGCATAAGGAAAGAGGGGGCCGAAGCCCCCTCCTGACTCAGTACGAAGTGCCGTTGATCCACTGCACCACACCGGTGCGGGCCATCGTCCACGAGATGGGCAGGATCATGCGAATGCCGGTGGAAGCGGTCTGCCACAGCGACCGAACCGGGTCGGCCGTGGTCGGGCCGGTGCCGGAAACGATCTCCAACGGCGTGGTGTCTTCCATGTGGATGGTCGCCTGCTGCGAAACGTCGAAGCGCGGGACATCGCCCATGGCAGTCGCGAAGTCGGCATGGCGGATCGCAATGATGCGGTTTGCCGTCGCATAGGTCGACTCGATGATGTTCACGCGAGAACGGATATCGCCAAACCAATTGGCGTTGTTGGTCGGGCCGTCCATCATCGCGATCGCGAGACCCTGAGCCGGGTTCATGATCACGGTGATCTGGTCGGCAGCGTTGGCCGAAATGAACGGTGCCAACAGGGCCTGGAAGTCGGCCTTGACGGCCTCATGGTCGCCGCCGCCGACGCCAGAGGCGACAGCCGAGATGCCGTTCAGAAGGCCAGCCGGGCGGGCGGTGCTGGAAGCGGTCGCATCAAGCAGCGCCGAATCAAGCGTTGCCGCGGTATCCTCAAGGATGGCACGACGCACCAGAGCCTCGATGGCCGGGACCGAACGATCCGACAGCTCATCCGAATAGGCAACGATGACGCCCATCTTCTTCGGGGTCAGCGACGCAGCCGCCGTGGTCAGCTTGCCAACGCGGATCGGCGAACCTTCCGCGACCCACCCGCCGCCGGCAGTGCCGGACGTGCGACGCGGGATGTTCACAGTGTTGGCGCCATCGATCGAAAGCGCGATGCCGCGCTGACGCAGCGCCGGATAGATCGAATACCCGACGAGCGCCTGCAGGAAGCCCTGGTTGACGGTCTGCATGAGATCGTCGGCCCAGTGCGAACCGGACGTGGTGCCGATGACCTGGTCGGCCTTGGCGATGAAGTGCGTTGCCTCATGGCCGGGATACGCAGCATCAAGCACCTTCTCGATGCTCTTGCCGGAACTGATCGAGATCGTCTTCGCGGTCGCGGCCCGAACCAGAAGGTCGAAGCCGTCAACCTGCTTCTGCGGGAAGTCGAGGGGCCGGCGC